TGTTGGTATGTACTTTGGTCAATCTATTGTAGCAAGAAAATAAACCTCTTGACTTTTAAACAGAAATATGGTATAATCCTATGAATTACTTAGCAGCAATCAACTCAGTTCTTGTACGTCTACGAGAACGTCAAGTAGAATCTATTAATGAGAATGATTATTCATCTCTTATAGGCATTCTAATCAATGATTCAATTCAAGAAGTAGAAGAGGCATGGGATTGGTCAGCTTTACGTAATAGTCTTACTGTTACTACTTCTAATGGTGTTTTCAATTATGAATTAAATGGTACTAAGAACGATGTTAAAGTTCTAAGTGCTATTAATGCATCAAGTCAAAGTGATATTTTTTATCAGACTGCAAGTTGGTTTAATGATAAATATCTTACTCCATCTCCAGCTACTGGTTCTCCTAGCAACTGGTCTTTTAATGGCGTTAGCACTGATGGGGATACTCTTATTGATCTATACCCTAAACCTGATGGTGTGTACACAGTTCGATTTAATGTTGTCCAACGATCAGCAGATTTAACAGCACCTTCCGATAGAATATTCTGTCCTCATCGTCCTATCGTTCTGTTAGCTTACGCTAAGGCTGTAGAAGAGAGGGGTGAAGATAATGGTCAGACAGGTAACAGTGCTTACATGGCAGCAGCTAACTCTTTATCTAACGCAATCGCCTTAGATGCATCAAAGCATCCAGAAGAGACAGAATGGTATAGTGTATGAAACAATTAGTTAGTCAGTCCATTGCAGCCCCAGGGTTTTTTGGGTTAAACACACAGGAAAGTAGCATTACTTTAGCTAGTGGCTACGCATTACAAGCAGACAACTGTGTAATAGATGCTGAAGGTAGACTAGGTGCTAGACAAGGGCATGTATATCAAACTACTTCTGGTGGTACCTCTTCTTCTCTTGTAGGAATGCATGACTTTGTAGGTTCTACAGGACACTTAGGGTATATTACTTGGGGTAATGGTAAAATATATAAAGGTCTTGGCACACTCACTGCTATATCTACAGGACATGGTTCTAATAATGATTGGCAAGCTGCTTCACTAGGAGGTGCTGTATACCTAGCACAAGCTGGTAAGCCTATGCTTAAAGTAGCTGCTAACTTTGCAGTGACTACTCATGCCACTACATCTTCTAATCATCAGTTCTCTTTTGTAACTTCTGCTTATGGCAGGTTATGGGCTGGTGGCACTGCTACAGATAAGTACACACTGTATGGCTCTGACTTAGTTAATGGTGCTTTTGCTGGAGGTTCTACTTTATCTTTAGACCTTAGACAGATATGGACTAATGGTGGAGATGAGATTGTAAGTGTTGCTGGCTTTAACGGACGAGTCATTGTATTTTGTAAACGATGTATTGTAATACTTGGTGACGATAACAATGCAGATTTAACTATTGAACCTGCTAAATTATCAGTAGTGGAGGTACTAGAGAATGTAGGGTGTGTGTCTAGGAAGTCCATACAGGCCGTAGGAAACGACATCTACTTCCTAGCTAACTCAGGGCTACGTTCTTTAACTCGTGTCATACAAGAGAAATCTAACCCCTTAGCAGACCTGTCTATTAATGTTCGTGATGATCTAGTAAAGATTATTAATCTATCTACTAATGAAAATGTAACTTCAATCTACTCAGCATCTAATGCTTTCTATTTATTACTATTCCCTAGTTCTAATTTAATCTATTGTTTTGATACTAGAGGTAGGTTAGAGAATGGAGGATTACGAGTAACTAAATGGGTTGACACTCAAATACTAAGTGGACTATCTGCTTTTGATGGTACTCTTTACCTAGGCTTGGTTAATGGCATAGCTAAATACTCAAGCTTTCAAGATGGGGGAGCGCAGTATTACTTAGCCTATCGTACAAACCACTTTGACTTTGATCAGCCTACAATCAATAAGATAATAAAGTCTGTAGGGGTAACTGTTATAGGAGGTGGTGGACAGAACTTCTCTGTTAAAGTAGGCACTGATTATACTGATCAGCCAAGGTCTTACAACAGGACAGTAAAACAAAGTGCTGTGTCTGAGTATGATGTTGCAGAGTATAACATTGCAGAGTTTACAGGTGGTGGTTTAACAGATCATATTAAGGTTGCAGTAGGTGGTCATGGTAGTGTAATTCAATTAGGTTTTGAGGCTTACATTAATGGTGATCAATTATCAATTCAAAAGTTTGACGTTTATGTTAAACAAGGTAGAACTAACTAATGAGTAATTATACTAAGTCAACTAACTTTGCTGTTAAGGATGGACTCAGTGCAGGTACAGCAGCTAAACGAGTACGTGGTACAGAGATAGATGATGAGTACAATGCTATCGCAGTAGCTGTTGCTACGAAAGCTAATACAAACAACACAGCTTTAACTGGTGTACCTATTGCTCCTACAGCATCTACTGCAACTAACAGTACACAACTAGCTACAACAGCCTATGTGCAGTCTAATAAAGTTAACACAGCATTAACTGGTGTACCTACTGCTCCTACTGCTTCCGCAGGAACTAACAGTACACAAATAGCTACTACAGCTTTTGCAGCAGGGGCTGCTAGTGTGGTGCTTGATGGTACTGCTGTAACAGGAAGTAAGATATACGTCAATAATGGTGCAGCTTCTGGTGGGAACAACGGAGATATTTGGTTTGAGTATTAAAACTAAAGTTGGTGGAAGTTGGGCCACAGTTATTCCTTCTATAAAAGTTGGAGGAAACTGGGTAAAAGCTAAGAAGATTAGTACCAAAGTAGGAGGTGTATGGACAGGTGTTTACGAGTATGAGTATGTATATACTTTTTCTCAAGGAATCTATGTAAACTCAGATTTAGATGCTCTTGTCACTGACAAATATTACAATGTAAAAATTGATATTCAAAATGGAGCGCAACTTAGAGCATCATCCACCTCAGCCTACTCTTTAAAGACAGGATCTGGGTATGGTGGTACATTATCTATTCACTATGTACAACAACAATCAGGACATGGTGGTAATGGTGGTCAGGGAGGAGGAGGTCAGCCATCTCAGAATGGTAGACCTGCTACTGTGGGTACGGCTGGTGGCCCATTTGCTCTTATAGAGTGCCCTGTTACATTTGTTTTTTCACCCTTTGGTGGTAGTCTTAATCAAGGTGATACTACAACTGGCATCTCTGGTGGATCTGGAGGTGGTGGAGGTGGTGAAGGAAGGTATTTTTTAATGGGTGGTGGCGGTGCTGGGGGTAATGGACAACCTTCTGGTAGTGGTGGTTCTGGAATCAATGGTAGTGTAGCTAACGGCTATCCTAATGCAGATGGAAAAACCAGCAATGGTATAGGAACTAACGATGGTGGAGTTGGTGGAACAGTTGCATTTGGAACAGGCGGCAGGGGTGGTTCCACTGGTTATGGTTTTGGTATTACAGGAGGCGCAGGTCTTTCAGCTTCTGGGCCAAATAATAATATATATTATGGCGGTCAGACTACAGGGCCAGCAAAATCTGGTGGTGCTGCTGGTGCGCCTTACTATAATCCTAATAACCACACAGTAACTCATATCTTAATAGTAGATTAATAAAGTAAGGGATAATATGTTTAGTGCAATTTTAGGGGCAGTAGCACCATCATTAATAGGTGGTCTATTTGGCGGTGGTGGTAGTAAAGGTAATGGTTTAGTTGGTGGTGCATTAGGTGCAGCAGGTAGCTATGTAAATCAAAAGAAGCTAGGAGAGGCTGCGGATTCTCTTAGGGGTGCTGGAAACACAGCATATGCAGGAGGGCAGTATCGTCCTTATGGTGTAACCTCTGGTGCTGGTACTGCTTCTTTTAATAATGGTCAAGCATCTTATTCAATGGATCCTAGATACCAAGCACAACAGAATCAGATGTTTGGTCTAGGCACTGCTGCTCTTAACAGGGCTGGTGGTAGCTATGATGATCTAGCAAATGACATGTACACTCGACAACGTGCCATTGGTGCAGATAGTCGTGGGGCTGAAGCACAGGCTCTAGGTGATCGTATGTTTGGCAGAGGTACTGAGGGTCTACGAGTAAGTGGGGATGCTTTAGGTGCTGGTACAAGTGGCATGTTGAGTCCTGATGGTTATGGATTTGCTCAAGCCTTTGCACAACAAGATGCTATGGATCGTAACAACGCATTCGCTCAAGCACAGCAACAACGAATGAGTGACATTAACATGGGTCAAAGTATGTTTACTCAAGGTCAAGGTATGGATGCTAATGCTATGGCTATGCTAGGGTTAGGTGGTGATCTAGGACAGCAACGAGCTAATGCTGCTAACAATGCTGGACAGAACTATATTAATGCTTATGGTAAAGCTGGTGACTTCTATGCTAGTCAAGGTGCTGCACAAGCTGGTGGTTATCAAGGGCTAGGAAATAGTATAGGTGGGTTTGGTAATACTTTAATTGATGCTGGTAGGGCTGGCTTAGATGCCTATAACAATTATAATAAGCCAGCTCCTCAAGTAAATAGTGGTAGGTTTGATTCAAATACATCAGGATTACTTGGTGATTTTAGATTTAACATGATGCGTTAATTGGAATACAAATTAATAATAGGAGATCATCATGGCTAGTGATGTAATGAGTTTATTTGGAATGGATCCTAATGTGATTCAACAGAATCGTGTTCAGAGTGGTGTTGATAATGCTGCTCGTATGAATGCAAATTATGCTATTGGTGCTGCTGGTGGACAGATGCTAGGTGCTGGTATTAATTCAGCCTTTGGTTTACAGACACCTGAGATGGCACAGGCTTCTAGTGTACAGTCAGGATTAGAAGGGCAGAATTTAAACACTGCTTCTGGCTTACGTGCTGCTGCTCAACAACTAATGATGAATGGTGACTATGCTCAAGCTATGGCATTACATGCTCAGGCTAGAGATATAGAGGAGGTTGCAACTACTGCAACTAATTTACAACAGGATAGGGCATTAGGTAAGTCTTCTAATGTAATTGTTAAACAGAGTATTCCTGAAGATCCTAATGATCCTCTAGGGGTAACAACACCTGCGATACAACATTCAGTTATAAAACATGTCAATGGTCGAGTAGTAGATGTAACTCAGGGCAGAGAGTTTGCTACTGAAGCTGAATGGATAGCCTCAATAGCAGAGCGTTATGGCGCTGAAGCTGCATCAGCCGTAGAGGGTGATAGTACTGTTACAGGTCTTAGTCCTTTTGAAAGAGTAGGTACTCCTCAAGGTGATATTGATGCTACAGTTACTTCTTTAGAAGAGGAGTTATTATTTACTAATGATGAAGATAGAAAAAATGATATACTTCAGGAGATTTCAAATGTAAAAGCAGGAGATCCTTATGGGAATGAGCAAGAAATAGTAACTTTAGTATCAGAAGCTCAAGAGATATATAATGAGTTACGTTCTGGTGGGTTAAAAGGCTATGAACTTCAGCAAAAAGCTGTGAGATTGGGTCAGCTTAAGGCTCAGTTAGATACTTTAGGGATGACATCTAGTGAGATTTCTCAGCTTAGTAAAGTTACACCTTAACTGTTAGGAGAGATCATGACTATTTTTTATGAACATCCTACGTTGGGTACTATGGAGTTTCCTAACGGTACTCCAAGAGAAGTGATGGTTAATGCTGTAGTTGCTAGGGAGGCAGAATTTGGTGAGCAGTATGGTACACTTGAAACTTTTGGTGATCAGGCAGGACGTTCTTTCACTTCTAGTATACGAGGTATCAAGGACTTTGCAGGTGTACAGAAAACTCCTAGAGAAGAGTTAAACGATCAGGTAGCTGAGTATAGGTCTAGAGTACAGTTTGAACAGAACCCTACATCATCTGTGCTTGGTATGTTAGCTGGTGGTTTAGCTGACCCTGTAACCCTCCCTGCCTTTGCTCTTAAGCCTTTGACCTTTGCTTCTAAGGTAGGTACGTATGCTGCTAGAGGTGGCGTACAAGGCTTACTAGGTGGATCTCTTGAGCCTGTCTATGAGCAGTATGGTGACTCGCGTGTTGCCTACATCATGGCTGGTGGTCTGTTAGGTTCTGGTCTAGGCGCTGGCATAGGTAAGATTGCTAGTAAGTTTGGTTCTAAGAGTCCTGATGCTGTTACTCCTGATCTAAAGGATGAAGCAAAAGCAGCTGTTAGTGCAGTAGCGGATGTAGCAGGAGACGCACCTGTTCGTAGCATTGCTCAGGCACAGGCTAAGATACAAGCTGAGATGGAGATCCAAGCTAAAGGTGCCCCATCACAACAAGCTCTTGATGATCTGACTAAGACTCTTGGTAAGAGTAAATCAGAATTAGGACAGATTGATAACATTCTAAATACTCTTAAAGGTTCTACTGGCAAGGCTACTCTAGGTAGTCGATCTAATGCTGGTAGGTTAGAGGCTCGTAAGATAGAGGCTCAAAAAACTATACAACAATTAGAAGTACAGAAAGCAGAAGGGGACGTACTCCGTAAAGCTGCTATCAATTTAGAGAATGTAAAGCAAGGTAGGTTTAGTAAGGTTGAAGGGTTCAACAATAGAGTACAACAAGAAGCAGGGGTTATGCCTCGTAGTAAAATATCAGAGAGTGTAGCTGATAGGAGTGGATCAGCAATCAAAGGGGCTACAGGGTTTGGCTCACTGCCTACTGGTGGTCAACGTGGTGCTGGTGCAGTATTGCCTAGACCATTTACTAATGCTCTCGTCAAAGAATCTATCACTCCTTTTAATCCAAATACCAACAGAGTATTAGGCTTTGAGTCTGCTACTGAGAAAGCAGTTAGATTAGATGTAGGCGCTAGACTTGGTAGGAATGATAGTGGTGGTGCTGCTAAAGTAAATTTAGATACTCAAGTAGCACAGCGTATGTTCCCTAGGTTAGATGCAACTGGGGCTTCTATTGCTGAAACTGCTGGTGTAGTAGCAGGTAAGTTCAAAG